ATCAACTAAGCGATTGATGAACCTGATTCGATTCTGTATAGTGCCTCTTCGCGGTAGCGTGCAAAGCCAAGTACGCCGTACCAACCCATTGGGCGGTGACGCATTAACTTGTCAACTACTGGTCCGATTACTACATGTGGCTCTTCTGCAACTGCCTCGGCCAATGCTTGCTGTCCAGCAATAATTGTACGGTAGTTACGTGCAGATGAAGCACCGTCAGTAGCATTGTACAGACGTGGAGACTCTACGAAGTATGCACCTTCGTATGTTCCAATTTCTCCTGCCCAAATACGGTCTTGTGCAGAACCATATTGGTTAGGAAGCAACCATCCTGCTGAACCTGTCTCAGCACGTAGGTCGTGAGATACTTCTGGGTGGATACCAGCCCAGTATAGTGAACCCTTGCGACCATTAGCCTTGTTAGCACGTAACTTAGCAACAGCCTTGCGGATGTTTGCTGAAGAAATTGTTGCGGCTGCTGTGATAGTTGCAGTTGAAGTTGCTGTTGCACCTGCATAGATTACGTTAGTTCCGCCACGCAATGTTGTCATTGCTACAGCGTCAATAGAATCTGCTAGGTTGTAAGCGATAATGTTTGCGATTGCAGGGTCAACATCTGCTAATGAGAATAACTCAAGAGCACGTGTTACCAACACTGAGTTACCGTACTCGTTAAGAGTAATGGTTACTGATGTTGGTGTTGACATTGCTACTGCATCTGGGTCAGTTGTCTCTGTCAGAGCAGTAGTTGCTGCTGAAAGGTCAACGTAACGTTGTAGAACAACGGTTGAACCAGGGATTGCTTGACGGGCTGGGCGCTTATCTGCGACTGAACGAATAAGTGGTTCAGAGCGGAGAGCAAATTCTAGAAGACGGTCATACGCCTTCTGGACTAGACCAGCACCACCAGCGGTTCCGCCTAATGAGGCGGAGTCGGTTGATACATAACTGTTAGCCATTTGTCACCTCCAGTGACTAGAAACTATGATTGTTGTTGTGAACGAAGAACATCGAGCAATGCATCCATAGAATCTGCATTGTCTATTCTTGAATTGATTTCTTCCATTCTGTCAGGAGTGAACGCAGCCTGTGTTAGAACATCCTGCTGTCTTAGAGCAGCACGGTCCTGTTCTGCCACCTTAGGCTCTTCTTGCTGTACTTTTATTCCAAACAAATCTGCGTTATCATCGAGCCAGTTATTAACTGTCTCTTCGTTAACATCTTCAATGTCCTTTAAAATTAAGCGTGCAGCCTTAGCGTTTACGCCTTTCTTTTCTAGGACTTCTTTGACGGTTCGCTCACGCTGCACTTTGGAAAATCCCTCAAGTTGCTCAGTGAGTTCCTTAATACGTTTCTCATCGGCTCTCTTGGCTTTACGTAGTTTCTTAATTAAGTCACTACCGTCGCCAGAAAATCCTTGGTCGGTATCTAGGTCTTCGTCTTCGTCTTCCCAGTAGTTGTTGCTCATAGCAACTATCCACCCTTCTATTCGTTGTTAGTCGCAAGCCTCAATTCTATTCGGGGAAATAGGTTGGCTCTTGCTATCGGTCTTTTACACTGCATGGGGCCGATAGGTCCATGTCAGGATTCTATATTTGTCCGCCAGTTAATGAACGTGATGCGGTCTTTGCCATTCCAGAAGAACCAGTAAATGTAGATATTTCCTTGGCAGTTAGTGCTTGACGCTTGCGTTGTGCTGATGCAAGTTGATTAAATACTTCTTGCTCTGCTTCGCCTTGTCCATATCCTTCTAATGTAGTTCCGTAGATATCGCTTAACTTTTTTGCAGTAGGTAAGATATCTGCAATAGTTGCATATCCCTTTTGTGCTTCTGCTTGTGTAACTCCTTGTGCAGCAAGTTGTTCTGCAACAGATACACCAGCCTCAAGACCTTGACGACGAGCAGCAACTCCAATTTCTGAAGCAGCAACCTTACGTTGAATCTCTTGAAGTTTCTGATTAGGGTCAAGAACATATGCAACCATATCGGCTTGACCAATTCCATAGTAATCACGCAATGTCTGAGCAACGGCAGGGTCAGCATTCTGAACTCTTTGAACCGCTGTAACTACACGATTTGATAATTCTGACGGAGATACGTCATTAGCAATAAATTGTTTTACATATGAATCATTATCAAATTGAGTTAATCCATATGCTCTTAGTGTTTGACGATAAGCATCTTCTACGCTAAGATACTCTGCTGGAGTTAGTACTGTTAAGCCTTTCTTAAGGCGTTCTTCATTGGCAGCAAATCTAATTTTGTATTCTTCACTATTTTGAAGTTCAAGAGTAATAGTATCTTCAGTATATCCTTGCTTTGCAAGTTCAAGAACTTTTGCACCTAGGGTTGCAAGACCATATTGAGCAAATCGTGCTGCTACAATTTTACCGACTGATTCTCGTTTGGCTGCTTCTGCCTGTGCTGCAGCATTTGCTGCTGCTTGAGCCTGAGCCTGTTGTGCGGCAAGTTGTGCTTGTATTGCAGAAAGTTGAGATTGATATTGTCCAGTTAACCCTGCCAACTGTGCTGCTGCGGCTGCTGCTCTTGCATTTGCATCAGCCAGTGCCTGTGCATCTTGTTCCGCTTTTGCTTTTGCTGCATCTAATTCTGCTTGTAGTTTTGCTTTTTCTGCTGCAGCAATTGCATCTGCTGCTGAAGTGTCTGTAGTAGTTGTTGCCCCACCAGTTGTTACACCAGTCGTAGTAGAACCAGTTGTTGGAGTAAGGCCAGAAGCCTTATAGATTCCTTCAAGTGTAGTTGTACTTACGCCAGAATTTGCAGCAAATGGATTTGCTCCACCAGTTACTCCACCAGCATATGTATTGCTTGCAGTCTTTGTTGCTGTATTAACAACTGGAATATTAACTACTTGATTAACACTAATTTTATTTAAGTTAGTAATCTGTGGATTAGCAGCAGCAATAGCAGCAACACTCACGCCTGCTTTAGCGGCAATGCCAGAAATAGTTTGACCAGGTGTTACTTTGGTTGTACTAGCAATAGGTACCGTAGGTTTAGGAGCAGCCATTATACTAATCCCCAATCTGTGCGAAGGACCTTAAGTGATAATGAATCTACCTTAGCCCTAGCATTATTTGTATATTCCCAGCGAGGGTCATTACGTAGTTCATTTTCAAATTGCCAAATAGGTTTCATTGCTGGCTTTCCATTTGTGTCAACATATTGTAATGCTGTTCTAAGTGTAGGGTCATTCCATGAAATTGCATCTGGGTCTATTTCTAATATATTGGCCATAGATGATTTATAGGCTGAAGCCAATGCATCAAGACTTGTTCCTTTTAATAATCCATCTGCATATACAGGGTATGCACTAGCAGCATCTTGGCGAATCTTGCTTTGAACATCATATACAGTAGTTGTTCCACCAGCAATTCCCTTTGACCATGAGTCTAACGTTGCCTGATTATAAGACATTCCAAATTGATTAGCATATTCATTTAGATTCTGAACATTGCCAATTGTAGTTCCACCAATTTTACCAGTGAACTTACTAAGCGCTAACGCATCAACTTGATTCTCGGTGTATCCCTTTAGGAATGCATCCTCAAGGATAGCATCATCTACTGTTATACCCTTTTGAGTAAGTCTGATTCTTTGAGTTTGTTTAAAAGCATCTAACTCTTGTAGATATAATCCAGGTTGAGAAGCCTTTTTCTTCGCTCTATCTTTTGCTGTTGATGATAGATTCTGATAGTATCCAGTTTTATAGAACTCTAGTTCTGCCTGGGTATCGTCACCCTTATTGATTAAATCAAATACTTTTTGAAGTTCAGGATATAGTTTTACTAAATCACCAAGTAGTCCGTATGCGGTAACTACATTCTCTGCCACTAGCCACCCCACTTAACTATTTTATCAAGAGCATCTATGCTTTGTTTTTCAAGTAAATCTTGTTGAGCCATAGGAGATGTATCCTGTCTTAACTTCTCTTCTAGAGCAAGTTGTCCACGGGCTTCACTGTAGCCAGGAGTATATGTTATAACCTTCTTGCCACCAACTACTTTAGTTGTTGTAGTTTGACCTACATCAACCATCTTTTGTAAGAACTCATTAGCCTGCTTAAGTTCAACATCTGTTGGTTTTTTACCATACACACTCGCCCATGCAGCCTCAGCAGTTTTCTTTTTAGACTCAGGTGATACCTGTGTAATCTGTTGAGTAGGAAGATTATCGGTACCAGAAGAAGGAAGAAGTTCTGCTTTTAAGTTAGATATAAAGTCTTTGTAATCTTTTGCAACTGGCAACATGCTGAAGTTTTCTGCCAGGATTGTATCTACATCACTTAGTTGACGAACAGTAAAATTGCCTTTTAATAATCTAGCAATCTCTAACTTTTGCTTTCTATTAAGAGTAGCAAGGAAGTCGGCTGTTGTATCCATTGTATCGGTACCAGTAATAACTACTTCTTGTTCTCTTAACCTACCATTGATTCTATCAGTTATATTTGTTACTGATGGATTTGGAGTCGGTTTAGGAGTTGGAGTTGGAGTTGGAGTTTGTGTAGGCGCTTTAGTCTGCGTCTTTCTTCCGACTACTTTATTTTCTGTTTCGTTAGTCATTATTACTCTCCATAAACGTGGTCAAATGCATCCCGTGATAGGTATCTATCATAGAATCTTCCAAAGTCAACGTCTTGACTTCTTAATGCTTCTACATAATCATCGACTTGTTCTTTTATTTTGATAGCCCTAGGTGAATCTATAGTAGCATTCATCTTATTTAGGGAATCATATACATCATATCTAAAGTTTAGATAGTTAACGATGTTTGTCCATCTAGGTTGCTTCTCTAATTCAGCCCATAATTTAGGTGTATTTGCTGCTAGCGTTAATGCATCAATTGTTGCATTTCTGCGAGATGAACCGCTGTTTCCACTCTGGCCATCCCATTCAGCATACCATAATGGGTTTAATTCTTTTTGAGTTTCAACGAACTTATCTTTATATTGCTTTAATAGAACCTTACCATATCCTCTATTTGGATTTAGTTTCTGTGGTCCATTTTCTAGTTCGTCCCTAACCGTTTCCACCATCTTAGTATAGTCTCTCCATCCCTTTGAGACTATAGCAGAACGGGTAACGTCAAGAACATCTTTAAAGTCCCTAAACTTCTTATCAGTTCCTGGTACTGTAGTGGATGACAAATATGCATTAGCCGCTGAGGAGAATGCATAATCTGCATCATTAAATACAGCACCCAGCACATTAAGGTTATCTTTACCAACTGTGGCAACTATATCAAGAACAACATCTTTATTCTTTTTAACTAAATAAACAGATGTTTGGTCTGGAATTATACCAGATGCAGAGTCAGACAATCTAGCAGCAAGCATGAATGCTTCTGGATAGGTTTGAATAAACTTATCTTCGCCTTCTTCATTGCCATACTTTTCACGCAGACGATTTAATTCATCCTTATATACGCCCAAACCAGTAACATATTGAGGCTGTGCTGGTAGAAGCATTGCTCCACCAAATCTTAGGAATGCCATAAAGAACGCTTTATCCTGGGATTCTTTAATACCTTGGGCTAAGTCTGTTCCGCCTGGGTTCTTGCCATTCTCTTTTACAAAATCAGAATGCCATTGTTGTAGGAACATGTTTGAATCTTTATTAAACTGTTCGCCATTGCGTCTAAATGAAAGTATAAATGCTTCATATCCACGCTTTATTGTATTAGGTTGAAGCGCTTTAAATGAATTGCTTTGACTTCCGAATGGTAATACCCAGTTAGTAAAAGCATTCTCAGTGCCAGTTCTGCGGGTATATTCATTAACGCTAAACGCCATAATAGGGCCAGCAGATACAATGCTTGAACCACCAGTAGGGTTAAATACGTTGAACCAGTCAGCACCTACACGTCCTTTTACACCAAGTACTGGTAGGTCAACCTCTACATACTTGTTGCCAAATGCATCTTCCTGAGCATTCAAGACACGGTCAGGAATTGTAGTAATCTGTGCTGCTTTAATTAAAAACTCTGGGTGTTCTAGTGAGATTCTTCCATATGCACGGAACTGCTCAACTACCGCAGGAAAGAACGCTAGGATATAATTCATAAATCCACCATAGTTCATATCCCTATGGAAAGAGTTTAGTTTCTCTTTGTATTCTTTAATACCATATGCTCTAGCAGCAGCCTCAAAGTTCTCTCTATCTTTAATAGTTAGATGACGACCTTGGATATTTGCTACATGCACCATGCTTTGTAGTTTCTCTTGATACTTAACCGCAAAGTAAGGTGAATACATAAGTCTGCTTGTAGGTGCAGTTGATAACCAAGCAACACCTTCTTTTACAGCATTACGGAAATCTATATATCTATTGCTTACGCCTAGGTTATCAGCCGCTAAGTCAGTAAGAAGTGGTGGTCTTTCGTTAACATCTGGATAGAGTTTACGTAGTGCGTCTACAGATACTCTATTCTCCATAACCATCTTATGTAGTTCTTTTGATGGGGCAAATGTGTTTACTACAGCCTTTGCCTTCTCATACATAAGTGCTGCATCAGAAGAAGTATATCCCATTCTATCCATATAGGAGAATCCTTCAGGACTTCTTAAATAGGTAACAACTTCTTTCTTTGATTTACCAGACATAATCATTCTAGCAACATCATCAAAACCTAGGATATCCTGTAAAGTCTGAGCCCACTCAACTAAATGCAATCCCTCATCTTGGGTTGCTAGAATGGTGCGTGTTCCAGTGCTACCTCTGCGAACATTTTCAATTTCAAGTTCACGTACATTAGATAATGCTCTACGCAAATCATCTTTTTGCAGCAATTGCTGTTTAGTTATTTCACCAAATCTGCCTGAAAATGGAGCAGGGAAGTCGTATCCCAATACCCTGATAGACTTATCTCTGCCAACTGTAGGGGTTTTGACTCCACTTATTACAGCATTTTCCTGGCGAACAAGTTCGTTTCTTGAACCTTTAACTTTATTTAAACTATCTACAACATCAACAAGGTCATCTGGCACCTTCTTTGGTGGCTTCTTTACGTCGTATCCATTGCGGGCTAATGCCTTTTCAAGTGCTTTAATTGTCCCATTATGTAGATTAATATCTCTTCGGATATTCTCTAGGTTTTTCTTAGGGTTACCAATTGCACTAAAATAGTTAGAAATCTTTGATACTGTATTAGATGAATTAGCAAGAGCATCAATCTCTTGCTTGCCAAGTTCCTTCAATACACTGAATAGAGCAGCATCACCATACACACGAACAGATGAGTCACGGATAACGTTGATTGGATATCCAGCACGGAACAATGTAAGTCCACGCCATAAAGAGTTAAACTCTTCTGCAACAAATTGTCCTAATAATTTTGTATTAAGAGGAAGGCTTGCTTCTGCTCCTCTTTTTTCTGCATATCTTTTGAATGCAGCATCCCACATTTTAACATCTGGTAAGAATGCACCGTTTGCCAACTGTGTTACAAGTTGAGGGTCAGATACAATATCGTCTACTCCACCAGGACCAAACATATAACCCTGCTTTAGGTCTTTAGCGGTGCGTGCCTCATCAAGCATAGTTCTGTGTGCTTTATCGTATGCCTTTAAAACCTCTGATATAATACTTGGATGCACATTATACTTTGCACCTAGGTTTTCTGCTAACCTTGTTGTATATGTGTCAACAACATTTTTCTTGACAAGTTCATTTGGTGCTTTAATCATATCGTTGTATAGTTTTAGTCCTTCTTCTGGAAGAAGTCCCTTATGCTTTACAGCGGAACGAATGCTTGTGCGAAGTCTATCTGGAGACTGAATAGGGTCATTAAAGTTAATTGTATTCTTAGGGATATCGTCACCTAAGCGGTCTACAAAACGAATAAATGCAGAGAATGGACTCTTCTGGTAAACTGTTTGAAGTGCTTTTCCAGTTAAACTTTGACGAGCAGTAAGGTCAGGTGTCTCAGTCTTTCTAGCAACCTTCTCTTTTGCTAAGTCATTAGCAGTTCTTTCAACCCAAGCCCAGCGAGATACGGTTCTATTCTGCATTCTAGAATCAACTTTAAGGGCATCATCTAACCACTTAACTTGATTACGAAGTTCTTTAACTTCTGCAGTAACCATCTCAATATTGTTCTTAAATCTCTTAGACAATACAATATTGTCACCCTTATATGTAAGGGAAATTATACCTTCGGTCTTAACAGCCTGCAGTGAGTCAGTATATCGTTGCATTTCAGCAAATATATCTGCTCTCTTTGCAGCAAGTTCTTGCATTGCTGTTATATCACCACGGCCAGTGCGTAGAACTAAGCCAATTGACTCTCTATCTGCACCAGCAAGTAGGTTAGCCCCGACCATTCCAATTTCATTGTCAAACTGTTTACGTTGCAATAATGTGGATGGCTTGTTATTTTGTAAAAATTCAAATAATGGTGTGTATTTTGTTACTTCTCCAGCAACAGTCTTTTTAATTGTGTCAACATCATCGGCTAATCTAGCAGCAGTTATTTCTGTTTCTCTTTTTGCTAGTATTTTTCCAGTTAAACCAGGTGTAGGACGCACAATTGGCGCTACTGTAGCCTCACGTAACAAAGAACCAGTAACTTTACCAGCAGCAATATCTGGACCAACACCAAGTTCTAGTCCAAAATTAAGGAATCCACTGACAACTGCACCTAAACCTTTAGATGTATCGCCCCAGTCTTTGTATCCTAATGCACTTGCTGCTTTACCTGCAGTAGTTGAGTATACATCTCGACCAAAATTATAGCGAACTTGTCCCGCTTCTGATTCAGCAAACTGTGCAGACGCTGCATTTGCTTCGCCAGCAATACCAGTCTTAGAAAGTGAGCGTTGTATTTTTCCAGTTAATGCCGCACCAATTGCTGTAAGTCCAGCAACGGCTGCAACTGGAGCACCAACGGTTACGGCAGCAGCACCTGCTGCTACTCCACCACCAATAATTCCAAGGCCAGCAAGTAATCCCATGCCAGTAGAGTGGTTTTCCACATCTCTAACAAAGGCATAGTTAGACCTTACATTCTTTGGTCCTGCCATTAAAAGTCTAGTAAGTGCGCCGTCAGTTTTTTCGTCAACTCTACCAAGTGTTGCTTCGGTTATAACACCTAAAGTTCCACCTACTGTTTCAATTCCACCAACACGAAGTTGTTCAATAGCATCATTCCATCCTCCAGGATTTGCTGGAAGATTTTTTGCTATATCTGAATATACGCCAAATCCACTTGAACGTGTAATAGCAGGCGCAACAGGAATTGTTCTAGTTAAGTTATCTGGCAAATAAGCCGCTGATGGAATACGCTGTCCAGCATCTGGTGCTGGTGCTGGTGCATTCTCAGGAGTCTTAGTAAGTTGCTTTGCTAGATTTGATATTGTGTCCCATAAACTCACAAAATACTCCCAAGATATTTAACATAATCTTTAGTTGCTTGTGTTGCTCCTGGTTGCTGAGCCCACCATTCCATGACTTGATAGTTTTGTCTAATTAAATTTATCTCTGGATTATCTGACTCTTGTGGAGTAGTAGGAAGATTAAGTGCTTCTAATCCATCACCTTTGCCAAGTACTGCGCCATTAGTTACTGGAACGCCAGGCTCTGTAGTTGGAGCAGTAAGTGGAATTGCATCCATGCCAGCCATAGAGCGTGGAGCCATAGTGCCAGGAACATTTGCTACTGGATTACCAGCGAGTTTTGCAGCACGTTGTCCCTCAAGTGTTTTTTTACCTTCACCGTATCCCATACCAGGAATATAAGTTGCTGCTTGTGTTCCACTTTGGCCATTGCCACCAAGAGGATTAACATTCATTGGGCTATATTGTGGTCCACCATTAGGACCACCGCTACCTTTTCCACCCATGATTCCTCCTACCTAGAATATTGTATTTTAGTAATGATGGGACCGCTTGAATATATATCCCATTTAGTTGATATTTCTATTGCTTTTTTGATAATTTTTTCTGCTGCACTAGCAGATGTAACTCTGCCAACATTAAGAGCCTCCATAGCACCAATGGCAATATCACCACCAGAGCCAGAGTAATAGATACCGCGAGTGTCACGGTCCCAAGAATAATCCTCAAAGATAGGATAAAGTATTCCACGGATGCTAACAATAAACTGCGAATCATGTGCTGCTGAGTCTCCGTCCTCTTTCATATCATAGCCAGCATCTATGAAAAGTTTACGCATAGAAGGTATAAACCTTTTAGTCATAAACACATCTAAATCTTCACTTAGTTTTGGTTTAGGAGGTTTCCATCCAAATTGTAATAAATTTGAACCACGTCCTGCACCAGAACCAGCAATTAAAATTCCATTGTTTTCAATAATTTTATTGGTAGCCATATCAATTGGTCTACCATGTTCATCAGATGAACGAGAATCGGAACCAATAACTGACCAACCATCACCTTGAATTGCGGCAAGTGTTGTCATGTCCCCTCCTATCGTTATCGTCTACGAACAGTTCTTACGCTTGCGTTTGCTCCACCAGTTGATGATAGGCTAGATAATAAACTTTGAATATCTGGAATTTGTTGTGGCGCTTCTCCCATAGGAGTAGGGCCTCCTACTGGAGCAGTGGGAGCAGGGGACGGTTGCTCAACCTGAGCAGCACCAGCAGGAGGAACTTGTTCTTTAGGCGCAAAGATTTCTTCTATTGCGTCTTCGATGCTCTGTCCCTTTTGTCGTGATTTAATAACACTAGCAATCTTTGTAACAATGTCTGTAGGGTCTTGTCCCGCAGTGGCCATTTGTGGAATGGCTTGGGTGTATGCTTGAAGTGAAGCGATAAGAGCATTACGCATATCTTCAATTTCAATCTTCTCTTGCTCTTGCGTAACATTAACATTGAATGGTAACTCTCTCATAGCCATGTCTTTGGAGATTAACTTACCTCCAAGTGCTTGTAGCATAAAGATAAGTCCTTGTGCTGGATTAAGACCAGCAAGCATACCGTAACGGACATCGGCTGAATAATCACCCTTGATGTCTTTGCTTGGCTTATATTCTAATGCATATGGTGAGCCAGCATCTACGCCACGAATTGTCTTTAATTCATCAAATACTGTTTCGTCTACTTCAAAACAAATCTTAATTACATCTCTAAGTGCTGTTGCAAAAATTGCTTGGGCTGACTTGACTTGAGTATCGAATGCTCCCATGAGAGCCTGGACGCCTTGACCTGTAACGATGGACGCATTAACATTTCCTGTTCTACCTTCAGGATATCTAGCGCCAACACGTAATTCTTGATTGAGCAGCGTTTGCTCTGTAAAGGCTCCTTGTGGAAGGGTAAGTTCGACACGACGTACTCCCGCTGGATTGTTTGTTCTGATAACTGAGTCTCCACCAAGTTGAAGTTCTTGAACATCGCTTGGTAGGACGATAGGTGATTGAACTGATTTCTCTGCTGCTTCCATTGCAAGCATAGCAAAACGGTTACGAAGCAATTGTATTCCAATTACATCATCAAACTGTCCACGCATTTCACCATCAATAGTTGGACGCTTGGCAATAACTACCATCATCTTTCCTATTGGATTCTTTGCACGTGATAAAACTAAGTTATCTCTATTAGGAACATAGATAACAGATTCGTTCTTATCATAGTAACGAACAATTTCAATAAGGCTATTAACATCTTGTTTAAACCCTGTGCGTCCAAGTAATTGAACTTCATATTCAGGGAACTGTGAGACTAACTCGCCAAGTGTTAATGTATAGATTTTTGCAAAGGAGACGCATCTTCCATAGCGGTCAAATTCTGGATAAGCCATCCGAGGGTTTTCTAGTCGGATGCGTGGCATCTTTGATTCCTCATCCAATTCAATGATGAATGGGAGGAAACCGTATGTTATATAGTAGTCGGCCCCTGTATACATTCCAACTTGTAAATCAGAATGGTTAAAATAATTAGAAGCAATACGAGTGCGGTTGTCAGCAAACTTACGAGCACGGTCATTGACCTGGCTAGCAGATGAGCAGTTGATTGCTGGAAGTGGAGCCATAACCTCAGATAGGTCACGGGCAACAATATCAATGAAGTTTGCAACGACGTTTGTGTCTACGCCCTCTGGAAAGAAATCAGGATATACTTCAGAAATTTTTCCTTGGCGCACAGATAATACATCAGTAGCACGTGAGTCACGCTCTGAAGCGCGATGCTTAAGCGCTAATACTCGTGCTGCAATCTGTTCGATTGATGTAGCCATTTATATCCTAACTATAGGTTTCTGACCATTGCTCTGCAAAGGCCTCGTCTAAATTTATTCCGTATCTTGAATCCTTTTGCCGTCTGGTAGCCCAGCGGTTACTTTGATACTTAGTAGCAAAGGATGATTGTTGCATTAATTCTCTGACTCTAATAATAGCAAACCATAGTGCCATCACACAGTCTGTTGGGTTTTTTGTATCTGGCTTCCAGGTTATTAACTGTTGAACCAGCGACTTCAATCCTTCTGAACCTTCATTGGACGGAAGTTGTATTGTGTTGTTATCTTGAAATCTGCCGTCCCTCAGACTGCCGAATAGGGCAGACATGGAGGCCACACCGAATGATGTGTCCCATTTGTTCTTGCCAGTATAGTGTGGGTTTAACTTACACCCATGTATGGCTAAGAACTGAACTAGGTCAGTGTCCATCTGATACGCCTTTTGATGGGCGTTGATTTCAACTCGAAACTCTTGTGGCTTGTATCTTTCAACCCACTCCTCGATAAGAGCACGCTCTTTCTGTGGAGAAGGGTCAACCATATTAACACAATCTAAAACATAAATCTTTGAATCTGCTTTGTTGTAAGTAACTGCTACGAAAGCAGAACGTCCAGATACAGCAGGGTCAAAACCAATTACAGTATAAGCGCCTTCAACGTGGCTTGGATGGCCTGGCGTTCCAGCCTTGAGAGGTCCACGCTTTCGCATTCCATTGACACATCCTGCGACAACGGTTGGGGAGAAGATTGAGTCTTCGACAACATCTTCTTGTTGGTAGACCATAGCCCAGACTGACGGAGCAACCTCAGACCTTCTAGTAAAGAGTGAGGGTCCATCCCACTTTGGATATAATCCTTGTTCATTTGCTTCATCCTTTTCACCTTCGGCTCTATCCGTCCATGGCCATAAGGTCTTCCAGTTATCTGGCTTCTCGTCGAACTCCAGAACTGCTGGTTGTGAGAAGTAAGTGAACGGAGATTTGCCACCAGTCCATTGGTTTCCATCTCGTATCATTTTATATAAATCTATTGGGGCGACACGGGTTCCTACAATAAGTAGTTTTCCGTGCCGTCCCAGACGGGTGATGACTTCTTTCTGAAGCCATTCAATTTGCTTTTCCCACTCATGAGAGTTTGAGTTCATCACCACATCGTCTAGGATAATTAGGTCGGCGCGAGCACCATAAATCTGTGACCCAAATCCTAATGCTTGAACCGTAGGGTCTTTCTCGCCTGAGTCGCGTCCTGTCCCTAGATAAATCATATCAGCAGACCATGTCTGCGAGTCAGCCTTGTATCCACCATTAGGACCAAATCCCATCTGGAGTTTAGTCCAGTTAGGGTGGCTGAGTCTTGTCTTAATCGCACTTAAAAATTTTCGAGCCATACCTTGAGTCTTGGAGACTACAATGATTCTGACGTTAGGGTCAGTGGCTATACGGTAGGTCACATAGTTGATTGTGATGACCGTTGACTTGGCGTGCTCAGGTGGCACGTTAATAAGAACACGGTTGCTGGCCGCTGGCTCATAAGTCATAGATGGATGAATCCAGCGAGGTTCCCGTCCCTCAATTAGGTCTACCCAGTCCTTGTGGTGTTCGAACAGTTTGGTGTCTAGGAATTGCTCGGAGAACTCCTCAAACGAGATATCCTTCAGATTGGCTAAGTCAGCCTTAACACCTTTACCAGCAAGTCTTGCTTTGTCAGCCTCAGCCTTGAAGTCAGGGTCCTGCATGGACCATTGGCGGAAGGTAACATCGTTTCTACCCACAGCCAGCATGGCGTCGGTAATCGTTGTTCCCTGGGCTAGTAGTTCTAAAACCTTCTTCTGTGCCACGTCCTTAGGCACCGACTGTATCCCTGGCTTGCGTCCCATTGTACTCCTAAAAAACGGTTATTTAACGGTAAGGTTAAACGGGCATACCTCACCCATTATATATATAATTATATATATATTATAATAAGAGTTGGCGGGATAAAGGGAGCCAACTCCCTATATATGGAATTAATATTACATATATAGATAACCTGTTGGAATATAAAAACCGAACAACATAGGGTGATATATTTTTTAAAATGTCCGAATTATACCAATATATACCTATAATAGGGGGGCTATATAA